TACGACGGAGCAGAAAGGACGGTTGATTTATTAGACGAATTTTACATTCAAAACTTTAAGGAATATGCCAGAAAGCAAAACTAAAAAAGGAATATGTGTCTACTTACACAAGGATCTGTGGAACGAGATAGATGAGAAACGAGGTGAGAATAGTCGCAACACATTTTTAAGTGAAGCGATTGAGTTCTCTTTGAAGTTCTACGTTCCTGAATCTAAAGTAAAACACTCAGAACAAAAGTAGAAATTGCAGCTACTGTACTTGTAACAATTAAAGCGTGGTTTCTGCGCTTTTTTTGTTTGTCCAACTTTTTCTTTTCAGCAGTTAGAGTGTTTATTTCTTCGCTCAATATGTCTTCCTTCTGTTCATAAGCACCAACGACTTCTTGTAAGTTGTTTACCTTTTCCCCTTCGATGTTCAATTGTTCTTTGAGATTGTCAATAACGAGTGAATCGGAAGCAATTACGCTATCGCAAGAGTTCACCAAACGGAGAACATCAACGCGAACAATAGTATCTCGAACAAGAACAATATCACGAGTTCTTTGATAGGTGGTTTTGGCTTTAGATTGAGTGTCTTCATAAGTGCGGAGTTGTTTATAAAGTTCTATTTGTTCAGCAAGTAAGCGGTCATATTCACCAGCGTTGTAATTGATGACGCTATCTTGTTTCTGAATTTCAGTTGTTGCGTTTTTTGCAACACTTCGTCCCCACCAATTCCAACAAACAACCGTCCAAATAATAGACGTTCCAATGAGCAACAAAGCAATTGCAAGTATATTTTTTCTCATAAGATTTTCCCTTCGTGTATGCGGTAATTATGAACGCTGAACGCTCCGTTGTTTCCTTTCTCAACAATGGCGAAGCCGTGATTGTACTTCGAATAAGGGTTGTAATCGGGACTTAATTCAGATAAGCAACCAACACCCCAACAAGTAATAAACTTTCCGTTAGCGTCGCGCTCATTGTGTTCTGCTGTCTGGTGATGATGTCCGCAAAGCGCAGAAACTTTTGTCTTCATAAACAACCCACGCGCCACGTTAACCGATGGAAGGAATTGTTTTCCAAATTCGTGTCCGTGAAAGATTGAAAGTTTACCGATATTTAATTTACTCTTTCCGTCAATCCATTTCACGTCGTGTTTGTCGCAATGCGTAAGCGTTGGAAAGTCAAAAGCATCAATGTCGAATAGTTCGGGTGCTTTAATTCGCATATATCTCCAATATCTTTCCTCGTGATTTCCTTCTTTGTAATAGATATTCGCGTTCGGAAACGTGTGTCTTAACGACGCAAGGAATTGACGGATTGAATATAGTTCGTCTTTGAATTTTCTTTTGCGTGGATCTTTGACAAAGTCACTAATCATATGACAGTCTAACGCGTCACCATTCAAGATGATTGCGTCACATCCCTGTTTCAATCCTTCTGCGATGGCGCACTCCAATGCTTCATTGTCTTGGTAAGGCAAATGGACATCTGAAAGAATAAGAAACTTATTGCCTTTCAATTCAACGTGTCGACGTTTCTTCGAATAAGACTTTGGAAGTGCGTATGGGTTGGAAGGTCGTGGTGCTGTGTCAATCAATTCTTTTTGTGTGTTAGATGTTCTGCTTCGCTTTCCAATCTTACCGCGAACAGTTCGAATGTAATTACGCGCGTGTTCCATTGAATCGAATGCTTCTGGATATTCAGTAAATAATTTAGCTGCCAATGAATGTGAAGGTGCGTCGGGAAATTTACTGCAAATCTCCGCTGTTATTTTCCTCGCTTCTGTTTGTGGTCGTGCCATTCTTTTGTTTTGTAAATCGTTCTATTACTGTTCCTCCAAACAAACCGCCTGTCAGAAGCGCGAGTGTGTCAAACATCGCAATGGGACAAACGTAATATGTGAATGTTGCAATATAACTCAAAACGATTAGGTTAATTGTAACAAATATAGCGACAATTCTTTTGGAACTTACTTTGGCTGAAGACGTAAGCATTTCCTTAAGCCACGCTTTCAACTTGTCCTTCATAAAAACTTTAATACGAATTGAACGATTAACCCACCAACCACACCAGCAGCGGTTGCAATACCACCTAAACGAGCAACCTGCAAACGTTGATTCTGAATGTACTTGTCGTGTTTCTGCACCTTGCTAACAAGACCTTCAATTTTCATTTCGTCGTCACCAATCAACACGTTGTAAATACGGTCAATCTTCTTGTCCATTTCTTGGAGTTGTTCGTGTATCAAAGCTATTTCAGTTTCGGTGTTCATTTCTTAAAATACAATTCAATTTCAGCCTCACGACGACGAACAAGACCTTTGAGAATTACTCCGCCACCTTTGTTCCATAAACGAAAAGAATCTGCTATCGTTGCGTCGTTAGGATTAGCGTTTACCTTTTTCAATACAGACGACTTCTTGAAGCCACCCACTCCGATGTTATACGCAAGTGAAACACACGCGCTAAACTGATTCTCATTAAGCGTTTGCGTTATCAATGCACGAACGGAAACCGCGAACTTATCAATGACGTTTTTCGCTAATTGTTCTGCACGCGCCTGAGTTATTACGTCGCCTTCTTTGACCTTCGTTCCGTCTTCGTAGAAGGTGTTTCCGTAACCTATCGTCCATACAGCAGAAGGGCAGAGGTAACTTTTCAAACGACATCCTTCAAACTTTTTGAGTAGCGCGTAACCTTCAGCGTTAACTTTCATTTTGGAGTTTCTTTATTTGTTTTTCTTTCTTTGCAAGATACTTACGAAACTTCTCTTCGTAAATCTTGTGCATCGTTAAATTCTTCTTGCGTCCCCTTGTTGCCATTCGTTTTTATTTTAGTTATCTCAACCAACCTAAACCTCTGCGTCTGTATTCATATGGTAATCTATCGCGTCCGTCGCTAATCTCAAAAGCGTTCGACGGATAAACATTTGTTTGTGACCAAATCTGTTGCGTTGTGTTCGTCGTATACTCTGGAAAGTCTGATTGATTAAAACACAAATAATCGACCATTCTTTGCGTGTAAAACATAGCTTGTGAACGCGCCTGATCGCGGTAGTTTTGTAAGTCGGTTTGTGATATTGGTGTTGTGTCTTCGCTTGTGCGAATTACAAGACTTCCGTTGTCGGTTTTAACGTACAAATGAGGCAAGACTTCATACATGGTCCACCACATTATCATTCGACGCAAGTAATTGTCAAGAAGGGTTGCGTATGCGCCTGTAATGTCTTCGTTGACAACGTCTTCTTTGATGCGATTGTAAAGGTCAGTTCCCAAATACAACTGCGCGTACTTGTCTTGTGACAAATAAATTGCAGGGTACATCAAAAGCGGATCAACAGAACCGTTAATCCAAGTATATTTCTTTATGTAATTTTCGTCTATTAAAAGAACTTCGGGTTGTAGTGCCATTGTAGTTTTTATTTATATTTTAATGATGCTCTATTCGGCATATCGTTAGGACGTACCGCTTCTTCGCCTTTTGGGAATAGTTCGTTTGCTACTTTTCCTGTTACAACAGTATCGTTCTTCAATCCGTCGTTAGGTAAGAATTTACCGTCTTTTCTTTTGCGGAAAAATACCTTTCTGAACCACGCGTGACGGCAATATACACCGCCTTTATACGTCCATATTGAATAAGTGTTGCTTCCAGAAGGTGCAAATTGTCCGTTAACATCGGGGTTTTTACCCATTTCAATAATGTCTTCGTACTTAAATAACGCTCCGAGTTTAGAAAGTGCAACCATTTCTTGACAAAAATCGCGTGTTACCATTTCGCCTTCCTTCCAAGTGTAGTTTCTTGAATAATAATAGCGAACTTTATACAATCCTGTGTCCTTTTCTTCGCTCTTTTCGTTGGGTTTTGCGTAACCGCGAACACTCATAAACTCAGAACGAAACTTTTCTTCGTCGTCTGGTGCTGTTACTTCTTCGTCCGATAGCAATTGCCATTCTTCTTCGTCGATATACTCAGCCTTTTCGCGTAAATGTGCAAGCCACGCTTCACCTTCTTCTTTACTTATCTTAACAACCGCATCCTTCTTCTTCTCCGCAACTACTTTTTTTTTTTGAGCGGACAATTTAGCCACCGCGTCACCGCTTGTTTGAAACATTGACTTCGCAACGTCCACGTCAAGACCTAAGAATTGAACTAAGAATACAATTGCTTGTTCTTGCGTTAGCGTTCCAAGTCCAACCGCTGCGACAATCTCCAAAGCAGATGCGATTTGCGCACCGTTATAAGTTACGTCACTAACTTTTTCAGTTATTCCTGTTGGTGCTTCTGTCACGTCTGTTGAAGGTACGTCTATTACTGTGGTAGGTGCGTTAGAATCGATTGCAATTCCGTCTTCGAAGATAGAGTTCATCTCTATATTTACGTCGCCTAAAAGCGGTGTAAAGACTTCTTCAATTATTCTTTGATATGGACGAATAACTTGGCTGTTGAATATCTCCAAACCAACCAACATTTCGTCTTTGTTACTTCCAAATCCTGTTGTATCTCTGATTCCGTGAATCAATGGTGACACAACGCGGTGACCAACCATAATTTGTTTGGCTGTTTCTTCTGATAAAAACTGATATTGCTTGTCAGCATCCGACAAAGGAAACGCTTCGATTTGTGGAGCGCGTGTAGGATCTTCGTTGAATGTCATTAAGAACTTACCCGCGTTACTTGCACCGCTCAATCTTGTTTCCCATTCGCGACGAATAGCTTCACGTTCTTCTTTCTGCGGAATACCATTCAAGAAGTTGATGATAAACGAAGGGAATAATCCATTCAAGATATTGTTAACGTGGTAAAGTCCCATTTGATAACTCAACTCAACGTAATTTAACGCACCGAAGTAGTCGGGCTTTGCGTAGTACGAAGAACCTGCCATCATTCCGTGAGCGTAAATAACTTGTCTTGGTTGTTCTTGTGCAATTGAAGGATTGAACGCAGGGATGAACTCTGGCTTACCTTTTTTGCTTCTTGTGTTTGCCCAATCTTTCGAGTAGAAAATTCCTGTTACGTCATCTTCTTCTTTATCGTAAGCAAGACGACAATTCTCAAAAGGTAGGTGGTTGATTTGTACAACGCGAGTGAAATCCATTGACCAAATAACTTCTGCACAAAACGAACCTTGAAGTTTTAAGTCAAACGCAATACCTTGCAAAGCATTGTCGAGAATAGTTCCTGTTCCTTGTCCTTCAATCATATACGCTATTGAGTTCGTCAATGCGTTATGAATAGGGCTGTTATAATAAAGCGTGATTAGGTGCTGTGGAAAAAGATTGTTTTGTCCGTAGTCAATCCAACCGCTTCTGTTTTCTTTTTCAACCGCTTCAACAGGTTGATAAGCCGATAAATTTATTGATTGTATATTGCTCATTTTATGCGCCTGTATAAATTACATCGACAGGAATTGTCGGTGTTGAAACGTCAAAGTAAATAGTTCCGTCTTGTAAAATCATTAACCCTTTTTCTACCAATCCAACGACGGAAGCATTGGTAGGGTCTATATTGCTGCTGCTGTTTTGTCCGTACACTTCGTAGTGATAACGTCCTGCATCGGTCAAACCAACGGTGGTAAGTCTTATTTTAGTCACACGTTCATTCTCGTTTATTACGGTCACTACTTGCGCGAGTTTTTCACCTGTCATTTCGTAAGTTAAGACAAGTAAATAATGAGTAAAGGCAACGTTGAAATACTGCCGTCCTTCGTCTAACGAAAGCCACGCATCTTGATTCGCTGTATTTGTGTTTAGGTATACCATTCCCCTTTTCCTTTACGTTAAAATTACAACACGTAGGGACGCGTTGTCCCTATGTGTGTAAAAGTTTTTTATTGATTAGTCAAGAATTGTCGAAGGCGCACCGCTCAATTTGTAAGCGCGTTTTGCAGCTTCGTGAGTGAACGCGAGTGTGAAACCATTCATGTCACCCAAAACTGTTCCAGTTGCTGCTGTTGCAGTTGAAAGGTCTGCTCCGTATTCATAACCAACAGCCCACCAATTTCCGTTTGTATCTTCAACGAAAACAATCACACGTGCTTGTGCAACTGATTGCAATTCCAAACGCTTTGCGCTTGATAATTTTTGCAACATTACGTTCACAGTTTGCGTGTAGAATACCGTTCCGTTGTCGCGGTTGAAGTTAATTGTTTCTTCAAACGATCCTGTTTGTGTTGGTAGTTCGTATGTGTACAAATCACCACTTGCAGGGCCGTTAATTGCAGTTACAATTTCGTTCGCGTCTAAAGTAAAAGACGTTACTTCTGTTTTGTCAACCAAAACGATTTTTTTGATACCACCGATTCCATCTTTGCAATCGAGAGTAAATCCGCTACTTAATTCGCACATTTTTTTATAGTTTTAATTAGCACAAAAGAGGGGTGGTTTTTATGCCACCGCCTCTATTATGCAAGGGTTAGAATGGTTGAGATTATGCAGTGTATTGGTAGAACGCGATTTCGTCACCGAATCCGTACTGAACACCTGCGAAGAATGAACAAGAGAAACGAACGTTGTTTGATAGATCGTACTGATACATATCTAAAACAGCAACGGTGTTCCATTGGTCAAGTAAGTTAGTTCCGAACCACAAATTTGACTTCTGATAGAAAGCCATTGTGTCGTCGCTCATACCAGGACACTCGATGATGTCGTATTGTCCCTGCCAAGTCATCTTAACAGTTTCTCCTTGGTACAAGTAAGAACCACCGCCAAGACCTAAGATAGCAGTTCTGAACGCTTCTGCAACGTTTGAAGAAACCGCGATAACAGGCTTCTCAGTAGCGCGACGAACGCGTGTTGGAAGTGTTAAAACAAGTTTGTTCATTTCGTCGATTACGTTTGCAGAAGTGATCTT